ATCTTTCTCTGAGTCAAATCTGATACACACACCCTCAATACCAGCCACCCGTATCTTCCAATTCGGGGTTTCCTCATCCACACTCATCCATCCTTTGATGGGTTCGCAAAACTTCCCGTGGGGGTCGAAGATAGAAGCGGGGTTTCCCGCGCCAACGATATAGAGTTCTTGCGCTCCCTTAAATCCCCAAATAGCTTGGCTTATTACGGAATTCGCGCAGTCTTGTAATTCATCCACTATCAACACAATACGACGATTTTTCTTACCTTGAAGTCGCTTTTGGGCATCATCCTTGTATTCATCACCCGCCGCAAGAAGCATGATGGATGAGGCATCACTTACCCCTGTTTCGGGATCAATAATAGCCCCCTCTTCTTCCGAGAGTTTGATGATGTCCATGGACTCAATGAGTCTTCCAGAGGCCAGTCCCATGTTTCGGGCTTCGCGATACATCTTGACAAGTGCTGCCCAGATACGCTGCTTGGCGTCTATTTTGCTCGTAGAGACCACAATACACATCGTATTGATTGGGTCGCAGAACCAGTTGACCAGAGCAAATGCCGCCATGCCGTAGGATTTACCAGAGTCGGTGCCGCCCGCAAGTCCAGTCACACTTCGGATAAATCGGTTGCCCGTGACTTCGTCTACTTCGTGAACAGTATTGCAAAATGCCTGTGCCGCTAATTCCGCCCACTTATGCCATTGGAAGGTGGGCCATATAGCTGAAACGATGTTTCGGTAATGACGGGCTTTTCCTAAACCTCCTTCTTCGGGCGTCAACCCTTGCAAGAACGCATCCATCTCAATACGGATCGGCGTAATCGCCTGTCCGTCTTTGGGTAGCCACAACCTCCCGTATTTCTCTACACCTTGATCAACTGTTGCCATTTATGAAATTTATACTACACTAATCGCAATGGAGAAAAAGCGCAAGGTTGCAGAACGGGATTGGGATAGCCCCGAAAACCGCATTAAAAAACAAAACGCATTCAGGCTTTATGCCGCTGGAAGAAACATGCCTGAAGTGATGAAAGCTTTGGAAACCAAGCACAAAGCTACGCTAGAAAAGTTGATCTATAGCGAGAAGTGGGATGACCATGCCAAGATATGGAAAGATAATCCCGAAAAAGAAAACCTTTATCCTTGGGACATTGAAAAGCCTATAGCTTTGGTTCCTCCTCCAGCCAAAATGGAAGAGATGGATAAAAGACGAAGGCTTGAATGCATTAAGGGGTTCTCCATGTATTGTTCGGGGCGCACCCTGCGTGACATTGCCGAAGAGCTTAAAGTAAGCGAATCTACTGTTTGTCTGTGGCGTGATACCCAACGTTGGATTCAATGTCGCGAGCGTCTTACCAACGAGCAATCTCCAGCCCCTTGGGAAGATGACGGAGTTCCAACATTGATGTCGGAAATTACGGCTTCATTGGAGACCATGAAGAAGTCGATCAAGTTTCTGACTGGTAAAGTATTAGTCAAGGCCGCTGATGCTGCTCAAGATCTAGACGGCATGGAGGCTCTTGGCATGATGAGAAACATTAAACAACTTGCCGAGGCGGCATCTATCAATTTTTCAGAAGGCCCGAATCAGCAAAATGCCATCCAGATTAATATTGCAACCAAACTAGAGTCCATGAAGATTCCCGAAGACTCAACCTACGAAGCAGAACTTGTAGTCAATGAATAGTCCGAGGTTTTGTTATTCCCGCAAAAGCGATGTTCCGCCACAAGGCTGGTGGGTAAAATGCCCCGTTCTTGATGAGCTAGTTCGCGGAGGCGATTGGAATGACATGGTAAATAACTGCGAGAAGCTTCTAATCTCAAAGGGTATTACGCCGCCAATAGATTTTGTGTCACAAATAGAACACAATCTTTGTGACCGCATGGCTGGTCATGTGCATTGCATTCCATGCACACAAGAGAAACAAACATTAGGATTTGCACAGATTGTTCGATGGGTTAAGGCCATGTATCAATTTGCCATCAATGGAAAGTTTGAGCTTGTCTCTCAAGAAGAAGCAGAACGGCGGGCTAAGATTTGCGCGGCCTGTCCACACCAAATTGCAACCTCTGGATGCTGGGGATGTAAGGGCATTGCTGGGATGCTTCCGCATATTGCTGGAGCCAGAAAGACTTCTTACGACCCACAATTAAAAGCTTGTGGAATTTGCGGATGCTATAACGCCGTGAGCGTTCACTTACCAGTGAATGTGCAGGGCGGTGAAGGATTGAACTTCCCAGACTTTTGCTGGAAGTCTAAGCAGGCTCAAAGCGAGTAATTGCCTTGTTGAAGTACATATTGGCAACACCAGTAGGGCCGTCACGATGCTTGCCAACGATAAATTCCATAGTTGGCATTTGTCCGTGATCTTGTGATTCTTCGCTATGGAGCATGATGACGATATCAGAATCTTGTTCAATAGCTCCAGAACCCTTTAGGTCTGAAAGGCTTGGGCGTCCTCCGCGCTTATCTGGATCGCGATTAAGTTGAGCCAGTACCAAAACTGGTACTTTGAGAGTCTTGGCAAGGTCTTTGATTCCTCCGCTAATCTCCTCAACTTCGCACACGCGATTGTCCTTACCACGCTTGCTATCACCTTTCACTAACTGTAGGTAGTCAATGATAATGAGATCTAATGGAGTGCGTTGGTGGGCGCGGCGGGCTACAGCTTTGAGATAACCAATGGACTTTGCCGAGCTATCGTCACAAATAATCTCCGAGCCTTGGATTTCTTGAACAGCCCGTCCAAGAGATTGTTTTTGATGCGGGGTTACCCTGCCAGAAAGAATATCAGCCGCACCCACACGCGCCCGCGAGCGGATCATGCGTTCCATTAAGGCAACGCTTGTCATTTCCAATGAGAAGATAAGAACACGCTTCTTCTGATTCAATGCCACATTTTCCGCAATCTGAAGGGCGCTTGCCGTCTTTCCCACTGCTGGCCTTGCGGCCAAGACAACCATGTCTCCTCCGCGCAATCCAAACATCAAAAGATCGTCCAATGGTGTGATTCCAGTGCGAATGCCAATGCAGGGCTTGCCAGCAATCGTAGATTCGATGTTCTGGGCAGCGCGGTCTAAGGCATTGACGATAGAAAGTTTGTTGCCGTCATCAATCTCATAGTCAGCCCGCATCACTGTGGTTTCAGACCAGTTCTTGAGTTCTTCGATCTTTAGCTCGCGGTCTCTGGCCTTATGAACCATATCGTTGGCCAAGTATTCCAATGATCTGCGGTAGCGAGCTTCCTCCAGCTTGGGGTAGTAACGTTTCCAGTTATTATGGGCCACACACGAAGTTGCAACTTCTGCAATTTTCTGTTCACCGCCAATGATGTCGTATTCGTTGGCAGCTTCGATTTCTCCTTTGACATTGATGATATCGGCCTGCATCCCCTTGGCGATACAGCGCATGATCGCCCGAAAGATGATCTTGTTCTCCTGAAGGTAGAAATGATCCTCTTTAATGGATAGAAGAATCTCTCTTTGATCCTCTGTCGGCGCATGACAGAGACAGGAAAGAATTGCGGTTTCAGCCGATGGTTCGTGAATGACTTCGTGCATAGGAAGCGTTAGACAGCCGATTGGGTCTTTCGTTCACGCTTTCTTTGCAAAATCGCCAACATCGATTGTCTGCGGCGTTCGCGCTCTTCTTCAGAGATAACCCGCTTCTTTTTCGCCTTTTGTGGCGATTTGGGGCGGGATTCGGGCTTTAATTCGTCATTTGTAACGATTTGTTCGACATTGCTGCAAACCGTCCCACTTTGTATCTCATTAAGGACGCTTTGAGGAATCGGGAAACCTTTTTGCGCCATCTTGTGGAGCGACCCGTCCTTGCACCCATGGATGACCACGGCTTGGCTGGAAATGGTTCTGTCTGGGCAAGTGACTCCTTGAACGGCTTGGGCTTCGGGGTCTTCAGCGTAGAAGACAATCTTCCCATCTTTCCACTGGTAGTTAACACTTTTCCAGTAGGTACGAATAAGTGGAGTGTCGCGGCCAATGGCCATAAAGTCCCAGCGGCAACGAACGTCCCAAGGTTCTGGGATCGTCCCTGCGTTCTTGTAAGCCAAATTATAGGTGGACAAGGACTGTGCGGATGGGCAAAAGTCTAAGAAGTTGTGCGGATACACCGCGCTACCCACAATCATCTTGTAGATATTCTTCCCATTGGTTGCCATACCTCCTTCATAGAGATGACCCATGATGCCGATCTTTTTATGGTATTCAGTGTCCAAGTCATCCACCCACCCTTCTTTCATCGGAACACAATCTGGCTCCCAGAAATAAAATGGTACGCCAGTGGCGTACATGGCAGCAGCCGCATCAGCAAACATCTGGTTCGGGCCAAGCGGCCATCCGTCAAATCCGTCTTGGACAAACAATTGATCCACTTCGGGAAAAGACTTCTTCAGTTCTTGGACGATTGCGTTACTATCTTTAGTACCTTGTTTGGTACAGACATAGGCTTTGTGACGCATGTTTAGTCCCATGGCCGCAATAGCTTTGGCAGACTCCATAGCCAATTCGGCGTCCCCGTTGTGGTAGGCAAAGACAATGTTCATTGTGCGTCAAAGTTGAGCGGCCAGCTTGGATGGATTGGATCTTCCATTCGGACGCGCACGTTTTTGTACCCCTGTCCCATAAGCTTGCTGGCTTCCATTTCAGCCTCTTCTTTGCTTAGTCCGTGTTTGTGAAGCTCCACAACTTTCTCTCCGTGGCACACAATGTAAGTTTTATTACTTTCGCTCATTTTTTCTTTTTTTTCTCTGATTGATTGATGTATTTGGCAAACTGTTCAGCGCATGTTCTGGCCATCTCGACTTCTGATTCTGGGTCAAAGAAATAACCGCCACGTTCAGAGTAGAGTATTTCCATCGGCATGGGAGTTCCTCTACGAAATCTTGGGCCAGCCACGAATGGTGTGACAGAGTCTTCATTGATGACCGTTAAAACTACTTTGAATCTGGCCATGGACTCCAGTACTTAATCACGCGCTCAAGGATATGTCCAATACCGCTCCATCCATGGTGGGGATGGTAGTGGCAGGCCCACCTCAAAGGAGGGTTTGACTCGTCGTTTTTAATAAGATAGATTCCCTCTGTATCGGGCTTCATTTGGTTGTAATCGTTCCAAGTAATCATAGTAGGTATGACAAGAAAAACTCCACTTCGTTCAAAAACTCCACTGAAGCGCGGCAACTGGTTGCGGGCTGCATCGAAAAAACGCCAAGGTGAATACAATCAGTATGCAAAGGAGAAAAAGGCGTACCTTGCCCTCCACCCACAGTGTGAACGCTGCAAGAGTAAAAAAGCAACCGATCTCCACCACAAGGCGGGCAGGGTTGGTCAATGGCTGTGTCGCTACGAATATTTCGCGGCACTCTGTCGAGAATGTCATAATTTTTTGCACCAGCATCCAAATGAAGCCCGCAAAGCTGGATGGATTATCGACGCCCATAAGATAGGTCTTGCTGATAGTTTTGCATCAGGGGATCCCAGACCCTCCCCTTCGGAGAAGTAAGTCTTCGATAGGTATCCACGGCGTTTTGCCAACTTGTTTCAAAAGGCTGGTTCCACTCCTCTTCTGGTGGGAAGTTCCATGGATAGGGTCTTGGATAGGAAACACAACCACTTGCAATAAGTAGTGCTAAAACTATCCCTGCTCTTTGAAATCGTAGAACCATAGTTCCTCCTCGCTTTCGCTGACCCATCGGCTTCCGACATGCTCGCAACTGAACTCTTGGCTGAATACTTTCCAATCTGGCTT